CACGCATCGACCACACTGCTGCCAGCCACAGCGCCACCTGTAGAAACAGAAGATGTCGATTCCGTTTCCGCTGGCGGCACATAATCCGGGTTGGCATTGTACGATGTACTGTCCAGTTCCTGTTTCTGCTCATCCAGCAGTTTGTTGAATACCAGATGCAGCTCCATCAGGTGCTTGTTGCCTTCGATTTTATGGCTGTCTGACTTGATGAAGAACTGGCCCTTGAGCTGTTCTTCCTGGACTGAGACAGAAAACCCGGCGATACACTGGATATGACCGATGGCCCGAATGGACATGTCATGGGCGACGGTCTTCAGCATGGCCCTTGCCTGCGAGGCATCGTCCTGCTTGGGGTCGGCCTTGCAAATGGCCTGGATGAGACCGAATCGGTCGATATCCGTCTGATTGGGCAGTTCGCCTTTCGTCTGCCCGGCACTGTCGACGACGATGACCTTAGAAACCATGTCTTCGACCGACTCCGACACGGAAGCGCCGGTCAGGTTTGTCACATCGCTGATCAGGAAATCTTCCACCACCTGGTCGTTCATGCAGACCACGTTGAGCTTCCCTTCGGTCATGTAGATATGGTATCCCTTGCCATCTTGTGCGGATTGATAGGATAATGCCTGCTTGATAGCCTCCGTAGCCGAGATATCATCGGCAATGAAATTGCAGGTGACGGACAGGTCGGGAATAGTCCCGGCCGGAATAGAAAAGTCATTGATGGTCTGGCGGATGGCGTCGGCCACTGTGACGTTCGTGTACTTCTTGGTTATGCGGGACTTGGCCAGATAGACGATATTGTCAAAGGCTGTAAAATGCATCACGGAAGAGCCGCTCTCCCGGCTGCGGCCAAAAATACGTCCCTGGAACAGGTGGACAGTCTGCTGCGTCTTATCGTCAATGTGGATAAACAGCACCTCGTCCCCCAGTTCCAGTTCCGGATTCTGCCAAGATTTATCCCGCGTCGTATAGGCCAGGTCGAATTCCAGCCTGCGTCCGGCCTGCTCGACGTCCCCGGACCAAGTTGCACAAATCAGCCAGCCCGTAAAGTCTGCGTTCTCGGGCTTTTTCTGGCCTTCCGTCTGAGCATCCTCGGTATTGGTTTTCTTATTGATTCTTTGCAACTGGAACATTTTCATCATTCCTTTTGAGGTTCATCGTCGTCAGGCGGATGATATCCCCGGGAAAAAGACCGCCGTTACGGACGATGCTGCGATAGATCTGGAACTTCGAGAACTGCTCATTGTTGAGCGTCACCGATTTCCCCACGGCCCGGCCGATGACGTTCCCGATACTGTCACCGGGATAATAGGTGATGTTCTTCTTCATCTTCGACCAGAACGACTCCGGCCGCTTCTTCAGCCCTGTCGCAGCATCGGTCTTTCCCGTCTCCGGTGCTGTGACGTAGCGGTACTCTGTCAAGCCCAGCTCGTAATAGACATCGCCGCTGCCGTCCTTTTCACCAAACTTGAAGGACGAAATCAGGCAGGGCATGGAAAGCAGCGTATCCGACACCGTCAGTTGACAGACGCTGTCACCGGTACGCATCGTTTCCAGTTGGGCGATGTATGTATAAGGCGCAAGGCCCATCATGGCAAAGGGATAATCCTGTGCTGGGAAAAATCCGGAAAGGGTCAGTGTCCTGAGTCCCGTCTTTCCCATCATGAGGTAGTCGCCGAAGTTATTGATGTTCACCGTGCCATGATTCGTATTGACAGATACCATCAGCTCCGAAGGCAGGACGGGAAAGACCACCGCTGCCGATTCAGAAGAGAGAGAAATTGTGAGGGAAGATGCAGCCTGGCCGATGGCGTTCAACAGGGATGCTAAGAAAGGACTCATCAGAGGGTCGCTCCTTTCATGCGGTTCATGCCGTACAGTCTCATTTTTTCGACGAGTTTTTCAGCGACGGCGTCGATGTCCTGCTCGCTGCGGACGTTCATCGTATCAATGCAGATGGTGATGCCGCCGCTGCCGGCGTTCATGGCCTGGCGGATGCTTTCATCATGAGGTATGACCGTACTGCCATTGGGCAGGTGTACCAGCTCGCCCCGGCGATCTTCATTGATGACGGCAAAGCCGCCACGAAAGTTCTCGACACCGCTTTCAAAGTGGCTGATGCTTGGGATATCAAAGCCCACATGGGTCGGCGCCCCTCCCGTCAGGGACGGAATGTCGATAGACAGGCCGTTGATGCTGGAAATCAGGCCGTTCACCTGGTCGATGACCCAGTTCACACCGCTACGGAAGGTGTCCTTGATACTCTCCCAGATACTGGAGGCCGTCTCGCTGATACCGTTCATGGCTCCGTCCCAGGCAGAACTGATCCAGTTCATCCCCGCATCGACGGCGTCCGATACAGCCTGTATAGCCTGTTCGATATAATGCGACACGGTATCCCAGTTCCTCCACAGAAGGTACAAGGCAGCAATAATCGCGGCAATGATGATAATGATGGGATTGGCCATGGCTGCGGCGCCTACGGCACGGATGATGGTGATCATCATGCGTCCGGCAGTCAGAAAGGTACTGCCCATGCCCCTGGCCACGATGGCAATGCCCCGGCAGACCGGAATGAGTCCTTTGAACTGGGTCGAGAGATACTTCGAGACACTGCCGGCTTTGCTAATGCCCGTGGCAATAGAGTTGAAAGTACCAAAAGCCCTGCCGCCGACCGTCAGGATACGGCCCAGGGTCGAACCGAAGAGCTGGAAGGTCACGATGCCAAAAGCCACCTGGCCAATCAGCGTTTTCTGTTCCGGTGTCAGTGTCCGGAACCAGGCAGCCAGTTCCTTGACGCGCATCGACATGGCCTTGAAGTACGGCGTAAACGACACCGCTAAATCCATGCCGGCATTCTTCAGCTGGTTCATGGCAATCTGCATCTGCTCCGACGGGGTCAGCATCTTCTCATAAGCTTCCCGGGTCATACCGGCAGACTGGGCCATCTGGTCCATGACCTTATCGAAGTCCCCGGCTCCCTTGCCCGTCAGGACCAGGATGCTGTTCAGGCCCTCGACAGAGCCAAAGAGCTGGGCCATCTGTTCGGCATCGCCGCCTGTCGACCGCTTCACTTCGTCCAAGAACTTCACCCAGCCCACGCTCTGCAGATGAGCCGCATTGAACTCAAGGCCAAGGGACTGAGCCAGTTTCGCCGCTTCGGCAGACGGCTTCAGGATGTTGCTGTAAGCCGCCTTGAGTCCGGTAATGGCCTCGCTGGTCCGGATACCGTTCTTGGTCAGGACGGCGATGGAACCGAACAGTTCCTGGGTACTGACATTGAGCTGTGCCGCAATGGGAATGACATTGCCCATGGACTGGGCCATCTCGCCAAAGGATGTCTTGCCGAAGTTCTGTGCCAGGAGCATCTGGTCCGTCACCGCCGTGGCTTCTTCTGCCGATTTTCCATAGGCATTGAGGACCGTGGTCACACCGTTAACGGCAGTCGTCGTGTCGGTGAAGCCGGCTTTCGCAGCAATTGTCATGTCTTTGACAAAGCCCACGGCATGGGCCGCATCGACACCAGCGGAAATGGCCTGGTAGACCGATTCCGAAAGATCAGCGACACCTGCGCCCGTTTCATCGCTGACAGCACGAATCTCATCACTGACCTTCTGCATGGAAACGACCGTCGTGTCGACCAAAGTCGAAATCTTGGCGATACCGTTGGCAAAGTCGCTGTGCAGCTTGAAGCCTGCCGTTGCGGCTGCCAGGATGGGGGCTGACAGCAGGGCCATCTTGTCTGATAAGCCGGAAATCTTGCTTCCCGTCTGCTCGATGCTCTTCGCCGTCCGTTTCTGAATGCGCTCATGCTCCGTCAGCTTGTCCGACAGTCCGCTGACCGACTGTTTCGCCGCCGCCATCTGGGTCTTCATGGTCCCCAGGCTGGCATTGACGCTACGCACGGTCGGCGTGAACAAATCCCGCAGCCGGATGGCGGCATCGATGACATTATTGGCCATGCTGTTTCACCTCTCAATGTTGTTACAGATATTAAAAATATAGTAAGATAAAAGAAATCTATCGTTACGGAGGAATTCCAATGCGCTATTTCAATGAAACAGAAAAAAGATTAGCTGAACGATATCACCATATGGAGCTTGGTACTTGCAAAATCTGTGAAGAATGTCACAAGAAAGAACATTTATCCTTACCGATTGGCTGCTGGTGCGTAGGTTCCGATTTTAATAAAACTTCCAAGAGAATTCTATTTGTCGGTAAAAATGCCAGAAACAATCCCGGCACGATTGAAGACGGCTTCCGCAATCCCTTTCAATATACCCGTGAATCTCTGTGGAACAAAAGCTGGCCATATTGGAGCTATACTCGTGCTATCACTCAGAGAATATTCGGTGACGATTCTATAGAACACATCGCATTTACCAATATTGTCAAATGCAACAATTCCGGAGGAAAGGATACTACCTCAGATTTTGTAAAATCCAACTGTATCCTAAACCTAAAAGTCCTTCAGCAGGAATTAAAGGTAATACATCCTACTCATATCATTTTTTATACATCTTGGTATTATGACGATTACATCCCTAACGTTTTTGACCGTTATAATATTCATTACAACGGTTCTAAAGACATTGGGAAAAGAAAAATGCCCTGGCAGGAAGCCATTTCCACTCTGGGCAATCAAACCTTTCATGTACTACGTGTCGGCCACCCACAATGCAAGAAAAAAAGCGACTTCGTCTATGAAATATCTAAGTGGCTTGAGCCTGCCTTATGACTTTATGGCAGATAGCCGTATTTTCAGCAGTTAATCCGATAATGCTGAAGATACTTTTTTATCGCGTTCTTCCATCTCATAGCGGATAAAAGCATACAGCACCTGCCGTTCGCCGTATCCCAGTTTCATGACCGCTGACGGCAGCAGGTGATGCTCCCGGAACAATAGATACATCGCCTGCACCTCGCCATCGGTCCGAATCAGTTTTTTACGGCTTTGTCCGCCTTTTCCTGGGTCGTATAGCCGTTAAGTTCTGTAATCTGTGCCGTAAGGTCGGCAATCTCGCCTGCCAGGAAGAGCTTGCGGATAATATCTGCCGGCAAAGTTGCTCCAAACTTTTCCATTAGTTCTTTGTTCTTGAAATCCGGGTCGGCAATACCCGCCAGGAGCGTCTGGGTCTGCATCTGGTAAATGTCCACGTTATCGGCATTGCCATTGGTGAAATCCACGGCCATCTTCTGGATGTCGGCATAGCGTTCCGGGTCGATGGCACGGAGCGTGATGACGAAATCAAAGCCGAACAGCTTGCTCAGCCGCTCCATCTTCACCTTTTTCGTGGGCCGTTCGGCCAGCTTGTTCACTACGTCTGCTTTCAGCAGTCTGTCTACCATATTCATAGTTATTTTCTCCTTATGCTAAATCCAGTAAATCCCAGTCCGAGAAGGTGAAGCTGTAGCTTTCCTCACCCATCTTGTCCACTTCCCAGTCCGCCAGAATCAGGCTGTCGAAGGTGGCGTCCTTGATGACGATACGTTCGCTGCCGATGGCATCCTTGTCATCGAGAACCGATACAATAGTCACCACGGTCTGTTTGCCCGCCTTGATGTTGTCGTTCATCTTCCTGATCATGTAGCTGGACACTTTGTGGAGCTTCAGTTCCCCTTTGCAGTCATACCCCGTGACCTTGTAGCCCTTGCCCACATGGCGGAGCATCTTCACTTCCTCCTTGGTCAGCGTGACCTCGGCCTTAAAGGCGGTGGCTTCGGCCATCAGGTCGCCATCGATATAGAGGTCGGCGTACTTACCGTTCATGACCCGTTTGGCTTCCATACTGTTCATACTGCCTCACCTCCTAGATATGAATGGTTACCGTCACGTCTTCCATGGCATCCAGGAGCGACGCCTTGACGGCGATGAATACGTTACTTCCGATATTGGCCAGCTTGATGTCCATTTCAGACATATCCGCCAGTTCTGCTTTAGTATATTTGCCGTTGAATTCCAGCCAGATTTTGGTGGATTCCACATCGATATAGGCTGTGTTCTGGTCCTGTTCCAGCAGCCCTTCCTGGGCCAGCTGGTCAAGATATCCCTGGATGGCCGTCACCAAGAGGCAGCGGTTCGCATAGCTGTTGGCGTACTTCCCGAGGTAATGGTCCTGGGCCGTCGTGCGGATATCATCGTGCATCATATCCATCAGGTCCACGAGCTTGATTTTCTGGAAACTCATCCCCTTGTCCTGGACGGTGGTCACCAGAGAGTTGATGCCCCGGGCCAGTTTCACCTTTTCGCCGTCAAAGAAGAAGAACAGCTTCCCTGCCCCGGCCATGGTGTCCATTTCCTCTTTCGTCCACACATCGCAGCCGATGACTTCCGGCAGCGGTGCGTAGGTGCAGGAAATCGTCATGGGCGTCCCGGCGATGATGCCGGCAATGCGGCTGCAGTACTGGGCCGTCGTATAGGTCTTGCTCTTCGTGCGGATGGTCTTGTTGACGAAGTTGATGACGCCTTCCGT